ATGTCACTACCCAATATCCACGTCGTTCCCACCGACAAGCATGGGTGGGCGGTCGAAGTGGAAGGGACCGACGGCGCGACCACGCACTACCCTTCGCAGGAAGAGGCGATTGCCGCCGGCACGCAGAAGGCCAAACAGGATCGCGTGGAGCTATTTATCCATGGGCGCGACGGGCAGATCCGCGAACGCAACAGCTTCGGCAACGACCCCGCCCGATCGAAGGGATAAGCGTTGCAGGCCATTGGCTGAAAACGCCGTTCCTGCAGGCCCCGCGACGCGCGCGTCCGTGGTGCGCGGTGGCGACAGCCGGCGACGGGCCCATGACAGCTGTTCGGATACGTAGCCATCCCAGGCAAGAGGCAGCGCGCCCCGCGCCCGCCTTCCATGACGCCTATATGTGACGGTTTTTGCTGCGGACTTGCGTTATCGGTGCCGCAGTCCTTTCGCATCGTGTCACTCCCGCAGACCATTGCCGGGCCCCGTGGCCTAGGGGTGGGAGCGGTCGGACGACCCTCTCCATTTCCAACAGGAGCATGGATGAAACGCGATGCAGACATCGAATACCAGATCCTCACGGCCCTCGAAAGGGCCGTCAGTTATCACGTGTACTGTCCTCACCTGGGCATTCGCGCGCCCGACGGTTCAATGGCCGCCTACGAGACGACACGCGGCCATCTTCTCTGGCTGAGCGACCGCGGCATCGTGGCCGAAACCAAGTCCAATCACTGGCGACTGACCGCTGCTGGCCATGTGGAACTGGAGCGGTTACGGCAGCGCGGTACGCCGCGCCCGGAAGAGAGCATGGAAGACGATTGAAGCCTGCTGACCGGCCCTCGCCAGGCTATCGAACGCTTGCCCAGCCAAGGACTGGGCGGGCGCATCGTCTTTGTGGCGAATCCCTTTACGTATGGCTGGATGCGGCCGTTATACTGTATATCCATACAGTATATCCAGCGTCACATGCATTCCCGCGGCAACGAACACCTATGGGCAAAAGCGATCGCCGCGGGCGAAGTCGAAGCCTCTCCGGCCCGACAACGCTTCCGGGCACCACTGACATCCGTGGAAATGCGCGCCATGTACCTACGGAATCGAACACCGGAGGTACGCGCCCTGCTATGGGAGGTGGCCCGCCTGCACGCCATCGTGCGCCGCGCCAATCAACTCGCCGCCTGCTTTCCGCTCTACGATAACCAGACCACCGCTTCCTCGTTCCATATCATTCTGGAAGCGCTGCGGCGCGAGCTCGCGCTCGAGCCATGCATTCACCGTGACGCCCACGCGATTGCGGGGCAATGGCCCGAGGAACTGGTCGATGCGATCGGACCGGGCAGACAAGTCAAAAGTCGCCGGCGATGAGGCATGCACGACAATAGCGGGCTGACCCACCCTCCGCTCTCTTCGATGCCAATCCTGGAACAGATCAAAACCTGGGCGCGCCGCCTGAAGCTGGAGATCGCGACCCTCTATTTCGTCTGCCGGCATCGGGGCACACCGTGGCCGGTAAAGCTGCTTGGAGTCCTGGTGGTCGCGTATGCGCTCAGCCCCGTCGATCTGATCCCGGACTTCATCCCGGTCCTCGGCTTTCTTGACGAAGCGATTCTGTTGCCAGCGCTGATCTGGCTCGGTGTCCGGCTGACTCCGGCCCCGGTATTGGCGGAATGCCGGGCCAAGGCGCATGAGCGCGATGCCGCGCGGTCACGGCTGCCTAGAAGCTATGCAGGCGCGGCGGCTATCGTGCTCGTCTGGGCCGGCGCGGCGTATGGCGTGTGGTGGTGGTGGAAGGGATAAGCGAGGCCGCGATATGCCGGCTATTGCGATATGGCGAATCGCATGGCAATGCATTCCCTGTCCGATTCTCCCAACCCTACCGAGGTTCGTCCCTCTTCCCGCTCAGCGCATCGTATGCTCGTTCGCAGGCCTGACCGGCGATGCGGGCCGAATCGGCGTACTCAGCCAAGACTCCCGCTCGACGGTCAGCGCGGCCGAGCACGTCGGCAAGCATTCCGATGGGATCGCCGGCTGACGTGCCACCGCAGGAAGAGCGGGAATCGCCGGCGGCGGGACGGGCGGCAACAAGGTCGGCGACCCGCCGGCGCAGCCGCTCAGCAGCAGCATCAGCATCACGGGCAGCCATCCTGGCCGACTTCGCTTCCTTGTTGGCCTCATCGACAATCTCCATCTGTGCCGCGAGGCGGCGTTGTTCTTCCCGGCGCGCATTGTCGACGGCAATCGCCGCTGCGGAGATTTGCGCACTGCGCTCTAGCACCTGCGCGGCGATGAGCCGTTCGATCCTGCTCTCCATGCGCCAGCCGTTTGTTGCCCAGCCAGCGACGAAGCCACCCCCCGCAATGGCTAGCGCTGCGACGGCTCGCCACGGCATCGCCGCGGTTGCCGACCGAATGGCGGCGCCTTCGATCATGGCTCGCTCTTCACGAACGGGCGGCACATTGAAGTTCCGGTGCGGCGCATGGTTTTATGCGGCCCGCGCCCTTCACGAAACAGGTCCATCCAGCCTCTCCTTCAGATATCGAACTTCGGCGGTAAGCTCGGCGATCGTTCGCTTCAGATCACCGATCTCGCGCAGCAGATCGTTGCGCTCCTTGTAGGCGACGTCCGCGCGCTGTTCGGCCGAGTCTGCCCGGGCCGTCGCCTTGTCCAATTGCTCGGACAGCCGCTGGATAATGTCGATCTCCGCCTTGCTCTGGACCCCTTCGATTCTGTCGTTTCGCCACACCTGCCGGATCAACCAGGCTCCACCGCCGATCGCGGCCATGATTGCCCCGACCGCACCGCTCGTCCCCCCTGGCATCCCCCAATCATTCATGTCCGTCGTCCTTCCCATTGGGCGTTACGACCCGATGTCGATGCCGCCAAACGCGACGTACCTCTGGCGCAGGACATCGAGTCCGTGTTCGCGCTGCCCATAACCCGCGCCCGGAAGGCTGGCCCACTCCAGCCGGCATTTCCTCACGGCCTTTTCGAATCGGCCCTGCATCAGTTCGGGCAAGGCACCCCGGCGCGTCACCAGATATGCCGCGACCTTGTCCTGCGACATTGGAGAGAAATCGTGCACGCCACAGGCTCGGCTAGCCCAGTCCCACGTGTCCGTACGGATCCGTCCGGGAATCGCGGCCATGATTTGATATCGGCCTGCCGCATCGCTCCATCCCCAACGGGTAAGCACTGCACGACGGGGATGTTCGGCGTAGCTCGCGAACGTGGACCCGCCCACATTGACGTTGTAGCCGTCGTCGCTTCCGGTCATTGTGGACGTTCCTTCGCTGTACGCGAGCATGTCGAGGAAGGCCGCCATGTTCCTTCCCCCCGGAAGGGCGTTCCATTCTGTACGAGGCATCTTCCACCCTCCACATATAAAGCTGCCTGCGTAAAAAAGCCCCTGGATGGAGGGGCTCGTTCATCGTCGTTCTCGGTGATTCAAGCAGGCTTACTGGGCCACTCCACAGCGGCCGGGAATCCAGGCTTGCGATCGAGCGCCCGTAAGGCTTTGCGGTATTCGCTAAACGCACGAAGCCGCTCCTCGTCTTCGACCGTTAGCTCCCCGAGGACAAACTCGTCCATCAATGGCGACATCAATCGGTCCGCCTCGGCTAACAGCATGTCCCTGATCCCGAGGATTTCCGCCACAGTCGGGGGTGGCGCGATAGGCTCGGAGAACTGCCAGTTGCCATCTTGCAGACGCGCCGCATGCCAGCCGAGTTTCGGCATTGGCTCAGTCTTCGAAATGTCCGCCCACACAAGATCCGGGTGGAACATTCGTGCAATGTCTCCATCAGTGGAGAACACTTCGACTACCTGGCCGTCGGCCACACGAGCGTATGTTTTCATCACGCAAACTCCCACACGATTACGATGCCGGGCGCGCCGTTACCACCCGGTACTGCAGCGACAGCTTGACCGGCACCAACACCGCCCCCGCCCGCGCCTCGTCCCACAGCGTGTCCACCCTGCGAGGACGCCGTCCATGGCCCGCCTTCGCCGAATCTGGATTTGCCGCCCCTCCCGCCCAAGACGTTGGTAATCACGTCCAATGCGAAAGTCGGCCCCCCGGATGCGCCAGGCACACCAACTATGTTGGCCCCGGCGGGAAGGCCCCCACCGGCCGCCCCGCCAAGACACCGCGGCGGCGGCCCGACCACCCCGCCGGAAGCGGCGCCGCTGCCACCGAACGCACTGAGAAGGGATCCGAATGACGACGTGCCCCCGTTGCCGCCGCCACCAGCCACCGTCGAGGTACCCCCAATGCCAACAGTCACCGGCACGCTAGGCGAGAAGCCGCTTGTGTATCGGCCCATTCCGTATGACCCGGAGCCTCCAGAGGCCGAGATTGCGGTCTGGCCGCCCGCGGTGACTGGCGTACCACCGCCTGCACCGCCTCCTCCCTGGGCCTCCACGATGACGCTGGTCGTGCCCGCCGTCGGCGTATAGGTGCCGCTGGCCGTGAAGACCTTGACGCCAATGAGGCGGCCGACCGCTTGGCCAAGTTGCATGGCATGCATCGAGCGCGTCGCCGATGGCACTTGCGACGCGCCTCCCGAGCAGCCCACGAGAACCCAGCTGCCAGAATCCTGCTTCCAGACAACCAAGGCCTTCCCGTTCGCCGCCAGCTCGGCGCCCTGCAAGGCGCCGTGACCCATCCCCAGTATCGGCATAGGACCGGTGCCATTGACATTGAGCGTCGATGCACCCGTATTCGCGGATTTCACCTGGAACCACAACGCCATGCCGTCCTCCAGCGCGGCGATGGCGGGACTATAGTTGACGACATAGGCGTTGGTCGTACCAATGTCCGTCGCCACGACCGGAGAGCCGGACTGCATTGCCCCCGCGATACCTTTCGTCAGGGCATCGCCCATGTCGGCAGTCAGCGCATGGCCCGTTTCATCCGCCAATGTCCGAAACTGGGCGAACAACCACGCAGCCTTCTCGTCGTTCAGCTGTTGAACCTTGTTGAACTGTTCGACCGAGGGCGGGGTTGCGCCAATGAAGGCCCATCCCTGCTTGTATTGATTCTCGTCGATGGTTTCGGTACCACCGTTCAGCGCCCACGGCGTCTCAAAGTTATCGAAGAAATTTACGTCTGCCATCAAATGCCCCTTGTCATTACTCCCACACCAAACCCGTAAAACCCCTGGCCGGAAAAACCAAACGGCGTCTCCGACGAGCCCGTGATGATCTTTACCCCCACGCCCGCAGCCTTCGGCACCCACCGGTACGGGTTGTTCATCAACACATCGGTCGGCCCCGGAATCTTGCTCACCCAGATGCGGATCTTTGCGTTGCCGGCGTCCTGGACAATCACGCGGTCCACGCCAAAAATCGGCTTCAGAGCGGCGGCGATCTCCGGCGCCGTGCCATGCCCGTTATTCAGCGCGATCTTCCAATACAGCAGCTTGCGGTACTCAGGGTCCTGCAGCGTCGTCGATCCCACCAGCGGGTTCTCATAGGACCGGCGAAGTCGGGCCTGACCGAAGCCGTTGATCGCCGGCTGGCCAGCAAACCCGAAGAACGCCGTGAAGATCGCCTCGTCGATAACCCTGGAAAGGCCGACAACCTCCCCGATCCCGTCCAGTTGCCGGCCCTCCGCCGCGTCCAGCCACCGCTGTTGGAAAAGCTCCCGAAGCGCGCCCTGAATACCCTGCGCGGGCTTCAGCAGCGCGCGGACCAGCGCCTCGAGCCTTGGCTTGCCGTCGAACTGGCCCAGCCAATGGCTCCAGGCTGTACCGGGATGATCCTGTTGAAGGTCCATCACGACACCTCGACGCGAGAGAGATCGAACTTCGCGACTTCAAAGTCCTGGATAGTGATATTCGCTGGCGAAAAATCCGTCGGCTGCGGGTCGAACGCCGGATCGGTCGAGTGCGCGAAGGTCAGATCGACATGCGCGATGCCGGGCGTTGCGTAGATCGCGCTGTAGAAGCGCTGCTGCACCACGTCCTGCCCGATACCGAGCGCGCTGCCGGCCGAGGCGATGCCATTGCCCACCTGCCTGAAGCCATCCGGCGGAAAGGACTGCTCGCTGGCAGGCAGCAGGCTGAGCCGCGCATGCACCCAGACATACACCGGCGACGGCCGGTCGAACCGCACGATGTGGCGATCGCCATCGTCCGCGCTGACTTCCACGGCGATGGCGCCGTGCGTATCGATGCCGGCGGCCTTCACCCGGTAGATGGCTGCGCCAATCTCGTCATCCAGGCCGCCGTCCACCACGACATGGATGCTGTGCGGTGGCCGCCCTAACGCATCCGTTGTGTCCGTATCGTTCTGGAAGTCCTTGATGGCCGTGATGCCCGCAACCCGGTCTCGCACGTTCGGTGCAATGCTGGGCTTGGTCGCCGCTCCAAGGCGAAACAGGCCGGTCGGATACCGCGCGCGCAGGGCCGCATCGTTCTCGGTCATGCGCCCGACCGATGCGGCATGCAGATTCACGACCGATTCCCAGCCCTGCACCGTGGTGACAATGCCGTCGAGGTCGCCGGGAACGGCTGGCTCGGCCATCGGTGCCGTGGTTTCGCAAAGCACGGGGGAGCCAACGCGGGAGACTGAGAGCGGGCCACCTAGCGTCACGGCGAACGCGACGCGGCCGTCGGACGTGACCCTGAGCGCTGCGCCATCGCTGGCGACGCTCAACCCTGACCGGGTGACCGCACTGACCAGGCCCGCCAGGACCTCGGCAATGGTCGGTGTCGCGTCCGACGTGAACGTGTAGTCGGCGCCGTCGATGGTGACGCGATATAGCTGATTGGCGGCCACGGCGGGAACGATCACCACGTCAGCCGCGGCACTCGTGCTGATGGTTACGTCCGCCGCGGTGGCCCAGACCGACTGCGTGGTGCGATGACGGATCTGCGAGCCGGCCGGCACCACGGTAGACACTGCTCCGTAGCAGACCACATAGCACCGCGACTTTTCCGCGGACAGTCGCCTTACGCCGGTGAACGAGACCGCATTGTCCAACGAGGTGCCGGACGCCGAGCCCGGATACATGGCCAGATACACGGCTTCCGCAAGCTCCCACAGCGCGGCTTCGCGCTCGGCGAAGGTATCGATCAGCAGTCCCGTGATCGAGTTGGGGCGGGTTTCCACGTCGCCGGTATAGCCGGCGTTGCGTAGCCTGTCGTTCAGGTCCTGCACGACTTCCTGCCGCAGTTCGGGCAGCCGAGGGCGAACGAATCCCTCCGGGGTTACACCGTAGGCCATATGGCGATTCCTTGTAGGTTGCTAGAGAAGGTACCGGCGGGCGATCAACCCTTCGTCGGTATCGGCTTCGAAGGCAATGGCGAGCGCTCTGCCCTGGTGGTCGATCATCAGATCCAGGCGACGGACGAAGCGCACGCCCTCGACCGCCGTGATACGGGTTCTGAAGATGGCTTCGATGGCGGCGCGGTCCGGCGTCTTGACCAGTACGCGCTCCAGGTAGGGAACGCCCACGGTGACATCCAGGAACCACTCACCCAACAGCGTCTGCAGCGAAACCTTGATCTGCTGAGCGATGCGCTCGGCGCCGTCGAGCAGCGAGGCGTCGCCGGAACGCGAAAGGTCCAGGTCATGGTCCGCCGCCAGTGCGAGGTCAAAGGTCATCAGTGCGGCTCCGAGGTTTGTCCACCCATGCTGTCGGTATGGCGATGGCCATCCACAACCACGTTGTCCGAACGGATGGTGCCGCCGGCATGATGGATATCGCCGAGAATCGTCGTGCCGGCGGCACCGGCTTCACCGGCCAGGCCCTGCGCATAAGTGAGGAGCCCTTCGACTCGCAGCGTCTGCCGGAACACCGCCTTCATGTCCACCGTGAAGACACCCGGCCCGGCAAGCGTGGCGTCGCCCGAGGGAGACAGCTTCAGCGCGCAACTGCCGTACTGGACGCTGACGTTGTCGATGTCAGCCGTGCCGGTGCCCGGCCGCAGCACGGGTGTCGCGAAGGCGTCCGACAGATCGAACTGACGGGGATCATCCGGTGCGCTGTCGGAACCCGACAGCCAGTTCTCCAGCGCGCGTTCGGAGAATGACAGCTTGACCGGATCGCCCGGCTTGAGCGGCACGGTGATCATGGCCAGCTGCCCCTGCACATCGCCGGTCGGCCAGCACACCGGCACCTGCACGATCAGTGGCGCCGCAAGGACCTGGCCGCTCGCGAGCTGCTTGGGCAGCGCGGGCCGCACCACCGCGCTGCGCCCGTCATAAGAGACGATGACACCGGGCAGCGTGGTATGGATGTCGGCCAGCTCCGTGGCAATCAGCCTGCGCAGTTCCGTGATATCGATCATCTCTTTGTCTTCGGAGAAGCGTTGGGCTCCACCAGCTGCAATTCGGTGTGCCACTGTTCATCGTCGGTGTCGCCGGTGTGCCGCACGCTATCGGCGCGGTAGAAGCCGTTTGCCAGTCGGCTCTCCAGCTTCACCAGATCGCCCGGATTGATCTGCGGCAGCAGCAGCGATTGCACTTGCCAGCCGTCACGCTGCTGTGCGGCGCTTACCAGGTTCGCACGTGTGCCGCCTTGTCCGTTGCGGGACTTGTCCTTTTCGCTCGACGCTGCGCGGGTACGCTGCGGATAGCCCCGGAGTCCGGAATCGGCCGCCAACACCACCGCCTGGCGCCGGGTGGTGCCGCGCTTTGCCACGACCTGCAGTGTCTGGTTCTGGATCGACCACTCGAGCCCGGTGCCCTGCACCACCTTGTGCAGCGCCTGGCGCGCGGGCCCGTAGAACGAGAAGCCGTTCTGCCAGGTCCGGTCCGGCACGTCCTGCGCCATCATCAGCGGCAGACCCATCTGCCGTGCCAGCTCGCGAACGATCGCGGTCGCCGCGACGCCGGGGCCATAGCCGAGCGTGACGGCGGTATCCCGGATTTCGACATAGCCATCGTGGACCTCCAGTTCGGTCACCACGTCGCTGCCGTCGAAGCGGGTCTGCGCCATCGTGATCGTTCCTGCCGCGATCAGGATGGCGCCATCCTCCTCGGCGTATCCGGCGTACAGCAGGCAGCGCAGGTCTGGCTGATCGATGCGATTGCGGGTATCCGGGGCAAGGTTGTAGAGCCGGATCTTGTGGACGTTCGGCTGCTCGCCGCTGTCCTTCGCAATCTCGAACTGGATGCGAACGGGCGCCGTGATTTCCAACCCCGGGCTGCCGGCACGACCCACCTGCAGCCGATAGACCCTATTGAAGCGTGCCATTGGCCAGTTCCTCCGCCGTGATGTAGACGAGCGCCACGTCGCCCGAGGGCAAGGCCTCACGGCCGATGGTGTCGCGCAGGTCCGGCGTCACCGCGACGAGATCGCCCGCAGGCATGTGCAGATGGCGATACCGCTGCAGCAGCGGCGTGTCGGGGACCACGACGATGCCGCTGACGACGACGTCGTTGTAGGCGTTCTCGATCGAGAGCGTCCACAACTCGCCCTCGCTATTCCACGACAGATGGAGAAAGTACGTCTCTTCGTCCAGCACGATTTCTGTCAGGCTGTCGTTTGCGTCCAGCACGGGAATCTTGAACATCAACTTCCCCAGTTAAAGAGTTTCGCCAGCGCCGAGGTTTCCTTCGGAGTGGCATCCATGCCAGACACCTTTCCGGCCTTCGTCTTCGTCGCGCCCGCCTTGCCTTTGGTGCGTCCGGCTTGGGGCGAGACCTTGTCCGGTGGAATCTCGGTGGTGCGCAGCGTTGCCTTGCGGATCTGGCGGAAGTCGCAGGCAACCTGGAAGAAATCGCCCTTGCCATCCCGGCTGATCTTGCAGGTCTCCATCACCATGTCGGGATAGGTATCGAGCCCGGTCACGACCGTGATCGCAGTGCGCTCGCGGTGCAGCGCACGCAAGGCATCCTTGGCCGTGATCAGCTTGCTGCGGCCGCTGGCGCCAAACAGCGTCGTATCGGCGGCGGTCACCCAACCGGAAATCGATAGCCGCTCCGATTCGATCCGGACATGGTCGGAAATCGGCGCGCCTTCCTCGACGGCATGGTGGGTGGCCTGACTGTTCAGTTCGGTGCTTTCGTCGGTCAGCGCGTCCAGCGTGATGGCGCCTATGCCGGTCCTGGCCACACCGGCGGCAAAGACAAGGGATACAAAACTCATGGCATGACCTCCACCATGGGAACACCGAACGCCGGGCTCCCGGTTCGCGCACTGGAGAGAGCACCGTTGATGCCGCGCTGCGTGGCGGCGGCGACGGCGGCGGGGTTGGCACTGGGCGCGTTGACCGTGACGCCGGCAATATTGTTCTGCACGGTGACCGCGGCCGCGGCGCCGCCGGCGCGCTGCACATCGGCGACGCCCACGCCCAGCACGTTCTTTCCGACCCAGGAAGCGCCGGATTTCACCCACTCCGGCATCAGGTCGCTGAACATCGCCTTCGCGGCTTCCAGCTTGCCGGTAATCCACGTCGAGATGCTTTGGCCTACGCCCTGGATCCAGGCCCCCATGGCTTCGAACGCGGCACCCGCCCCGGAGGTGATGCTCTGCCACGCAGCGAGCCCACTGGCCTTGATGGCGTCCCAATTCTGGTAGATGGCGACAGCGGCGGCCGCGACCGCGGCCACCACCGCCGCCACCAGCAATGCCGGCCAGCCGACCACGCCCGCCAGTGTGGATACCAACAGCCATCCCAGGCGGACCACCGTGCCGAAACCACGCACGACAGCAAACACGCCTTGTCCGAGCGAGTAGAGGAACGTGACGACACGCAGCAGAGGGGGACCCATGCCGACGACCAGAACGGCAATCGTGCCGAGCTTGCTGATCCATGGCTCAAGTTCCATCCCGACGCCGCCAAGCTGGTCCTTGAGCCAGACCATGCCGCCCCGGATGGTGTCGATCGTCCCTTGCCACTCCTCGAAGCCGCCGATCAGCGAGCCGGTGATCGAGGTGCCCCCTCGCATCCAGACCAGGATGTCGTCGCCGATCAGGGATACGCTCGTGAGCAGCGCCGCCATTCGCAGGTAAGGCCACAGGGCCTTGACCGACGCCCCGCGGAGTCCGCCCATCACACGCTGCAGCAGCGTGGCCGATCGCGTTGCCTTGTCGAGCGCGTTGCCCGCCTGCACGAGCCCCCACGACGCGCCAATCAGTCCCGCCGTGACCAGGACGCCGTGGAGGTTGCGCGCCAGCAGTTCGACTGCGCCGGCAAAGATCTGCGCAGCACCGGTGAGCTGATTGAAGCTGTCGATCTCGCGTCCCAATGCGTTCTGCAGCACGGCCATGGCGCCGCCGAAGGTCGGCGGCATCTGGGCGAACTCGCCGTTGATCTGCTCCGCCTGCTGCAACAGCCCTTGGGCGAGCACACCACTGGTCAACTTCCCGGCATCCGCCAGATTGCGGAGTTCGTCCACGCTGGTGCCGAAGGCTTGAGCGATCGCCTGGGCGAGCCGGGGTGTCTGCTTGGTAATCGCATCGGCCCCCTCTCCGTCCAGGCGGCCCGACGCGAGGGCCTGCCCCACTCGCTCACCAGCTGCTTGTCCCGCTGCGGAATCGCCCCCGCCAATCGCCGTCGCCTTGCCGATCAACTCGGTCAGCTTCAGCGAGTCGCCCAGCTCCAGCCCCATCCCTTTGGCGCCGCGATGAAGAAGTTCGAACACCTGCGCGGTGCCGGCGTACTCCTGTCGGGCTCGTTGGGCAATCTGGTAGATCTCGGCCAGAGCCGTCTTCTGCTCCTGGACGCCATTGGTGGCAAGTCCGACGCGCATCTGCACGGCCGTCCATTGGTCCGCCATCTTGGCGCCCGCCCACACAGTGGCGGCGATCTTGCCGACCAGCTCGGCGATGCCTGCATACCCTTTTTGGGTCTGCTGGACCTGCTGCCTGCCGTAGGCTTGCGCCTGTTGCAACAAGCCGCCCTGCATGCCTGCGCCGATCCTGACCATGGTGTCGCGGTACGCAATCTGGTACTGGCGCAGGCCCGATTTATCCACCTGGTAGCGCAGGACCGTGACAATCTCACGAATCTCTTTCATCTTTTCCCCGCCATGCTGTTGGCCGCCTTTTGCTGCGCGGCCTCCTGCGCATCCATCAGCGCGTTCAGTTTCAGGATGTCAACCAGGTCCACGCAACCGCCCCTGATCTCGCTCACGCTGATGTGCCCCGCGATGACGGGGCGCCAGATCACGAGTTCCGCGTCGAAGTCGGCGCGGAATCGGCCGACAGCTTCGCCGCGAGGCCTTGGACCGAGCCAAAACGGCCGGCCCAGCGCAGAAAAAAATCGGCGAAGTTGAAACGGATGATCTGGAACATCAGCTCGAGGATGTCGCCCGCGTCACGGAATGCCAGGGTGCGCATTTCCCTGGTGAGCTTGGACTCGCGACCGTTGATCGAGACCGCGACGAATTCCGGATCCAGGAGCCGGTTCGCCCAGGCCTCCAGCGACGCGCCGTCGAGCTTGGCCGAGAGCTCACGGACCGCCTCGGACAGAGTGGCATCGGGCGTGGCGTTGCCCTGGCCACCCTGCCCGGCGGCGAAGGCGCCTTCGAGCAGATGGCCCACCGCCGGCAGGATGTCGCGCTGCAGATCGCCGAAGATGCGCAGCGCAACAAAGGGATCGATCTTGCGGACCATGAATTCGGCGTCGCCGATGGTGACGTTGGTAACGAGGCTCATGCGGCATTGCCTCCCACAAAGAACGCGCTGTTGCCGGTCTCGATGGTCCACTCGCGGGTGCCGAGCTCGGCGGCGAACTCGGCGGTCGGGTACTTCACCACCCAGGCTTCGGACGAGGTGAAGACGGTGCGGCCGCGCAGGTCGGCCACGGCGATAGGAAACAGGCCCGCGCCGCCACTGAGGCGGTCGGCCTGCAGCAGCGCCGACAGCACGTCGTTGCCCGCGCTGGTCTGCTGCAGCGTGATGGTGACGCGGCACCGGCGATCCGACGACATGGCGCGTGCCACCTCGCCGTCCGCGCCGACGACGGAAGTCACGCCGTCGCCCACTTCCTCGATGCTGATAAAGGTGTCCGCGGCAAAGCCGCTCAGGGTTGCCGCGCCGACGGTGACGTTGACGCGGGACGGATCATAGGTACGAGTGGTCATGGAGTGCTCCGATCAGAGGGCGTAGGTCAGGTTGCCGCGGATGGTGACGGCGTGGATGGCGCCGGCCAGGCGCGCGGTGAACGACACGTCGTTCAGCACGCGGTTGGCCTTGTCGTTGAAGGGCACGCTCGCGGCAAGCGGCGCGCTGATGGTGTAGGACGGGATCTTGCGGCCGTCGTCGCCCAGCTCCTCCGGCGCGATGCCCCCGCGCGACACACCCAGGTCGAGCGCCTTGCGCATGGCGGTGGTGATGATCTGGATGCCGCCATCGGTGTAGGGCACCTTGCCGTTGGCGTTGACCAGAGCGGATACGACGTTGATCTTGACCTGCTCGGCCAGCCAGTCGCGGAAGCGGATCACGTCGATCCATTCGCCAGCCGCGACCTTGCCGCCCTGCGTGATCGCGAAGTTGCGGAACGGCTCGAATGTATTGGCGTTCTTGTTGCGCGCCGCGATCGACTGCCCCTCGCTGAGGTTGTCGAACGAGATGCCGGCAAGGCGCAGGTTGGCCCACGTCTCGCCGCCCGGATAAAAGGTGAAGCGATTGCCGGCCACCGCGGCCTCCAGCCATTCCGAGGCCGCGGCCGCGTGGTACCAGACGGCGGTCCGGAAGAACTGCTTCTGCTGCAGCTTCGATGCCAGGTCGGTTTCAGACGCGCCATCGATGATCCCCGCCTGGCTCGACGACACGCCCATCAGCTTGGCGTTCGACTCGACCCATTCGGCGGCCGCAAGAATGTCGGCCTCCGCGCGGCTGGCGAGCACGACGCCATACCAGTCGTCGTTCTCGGCGCGGCAGGCCGCCAGCGCGTCGACGATGGGCTCCGTCGCTTCCAGCGGCTGCAGCGCGAGGTTGCCTTCCAGTGCAACGGCAATGGCAGCGCCTTCCACATCGGCCGCGACCGTCACGGTCGAGCCTGCCGCCGTCGTCGTGACAGGCGCCGCCGTCGCGTTGATCGCCGTCGCGAGCGCCTGGGCGATCGTCGTGTCACTGTCGGCCGCGGTGGCCGCATAGCTCGCCGTGACGCTCTGCGGTACGCCGCCCGCGTCGTTCCACTGCAGCTTGACCTGATACGCCGATTCGGCGGCGCGGGTCACGGCCACATCGAAACTGTCAACGGCCTGCCGCCCGATAAAGCAGCGGTAGATGGTGGGGATCTGCTTGAACACGTCGCGCACGGCCATGTATAGCGGCGACGCGCTGGACAGGCCAAGCTCCAGCAGCTCGTCGGCCGACGTCACGGCCATCACGCGGCCGAGGCCAAGCGTGTGCGGGCCGACGACAAGCAGGTCGGAAAAGGACTGCTCCTTGATTGCGGTGGTGTTCAGGCTGATCTGAACGTTGACGATACGATCGAGTGTTGCCATGCAAGGCTCCAAAAAAAAATAGCCGCCCGAGGGCGGCTTTGGTCTTCCAGTCCACGCCTGTGTGGACTGTGCTCAGTGGTCAGGGGCGAGCCCCGTCGTTTCGGTTCCATCTACGTTCACCGTTTCGATCACGGCGATCTCTTCGTCGAGCGTGACGGTGTAGCGCACGCTGAGCGCGAGCTGCATGCGGGGTTCGTACGTCCCGTCTTCCTGCAGCAGGGAAACCTGTTGCACCTCGCCGATGGAAAAGACGGCCAAGTCCAGCGCCTCGGCGTGGAGCAGCGCCCTCTCCATCTGCAGACGCTGCGCCAGGGTCTCCATGGCGTTCATGCCGCCGGCGCCGAAGTACGTCAGTTCGATCCGTGCATCGCGATGGCTGCTGACGGCTCGCACACCATCCGATGCAACAGGCCCGAGATGCAGCGGCAAACTGGTGGACCCCCGCAGCGTCAGCGCGATATAGGGCCTGGCCGGCGGTGCTTCGTCCTGCTCGGCCACAATCACGGGCACAGTGGCTTCCGTCGAGATCAGTTCATGGATGGCCTGCTCGGGTGTCATCGTTCACTCTTCGGGATGGGATACGGATGGGATACGGATGGGATACGCATCGCTTTGGGATTGCGGCAACAAAAAAGCCCGCTCGATAGCATCGGCGGGCTGGGCACACATCATTGGACCATCGGCATAGCTTGCTGGTGCGCTGCATCGAGCGTGGGCGGCCCCCGGCATGAAACATCGATATGCGGCCTGGCAGAACGGCACCACCAAGACCCGCGCCAGAAATGCAAAAGCCCCCAACAAGTGGGGGCTTCAGATACATTGACTGCGAGTCTGGGAGAAATATACAAGGCTTGTCGCAGAACCGCAAGCGTTTTTTTGCTACGCGTGAACGGCCACTGCCATCGGCGGCTCGTACTCGGTGGCTTCCGCCACGAGTCCGTGCGCGATGAACGTCGGCTCCAGACGCGACAGCGCCAGATTCTCCAGCGCACGGAAATTCGTCTCCATCCATTTGGCTGCACGAAAGATCTTGTCCTTGCTGACCTGATGCTTTTCGCCGAGCGCCCGTACCGTCAGGCCCTCGCGCTGCTCGCGCGGCAGGTAATGACGCGCGGCGAGTTCCAGCAGCAGCGTGCCCGACGTCAATCCCGACGAGCGGCGCGCGTACAACGCCAGCCGCTTGCACCCTTCCAGCTTCTCGGGACCAATCGCAAAACGCGCGAGCACGGCGGCCATCTCCTGGCTCGGCAGACGATCCCGCGCGGCAGCCGTCACCATGCTGCACTGGGCCCGGATCTCGTTGGGAGCGAGGCCGTCGAAGTTGACGGTGCCACTGCCCCCGTTCTCGCGCAGCCGCTCCAGCCACGCCTGCTGCTGCCCGGTGGGCCGCTCGAGATCCTCCAGCAGACGGACCAGCATGTTTCGAAATGGCTGCCCATGCTGCGGCGGCATCGACAGGATCAGATAGGACACGCGCAGCGCTTGCTCGGTGCTGGTGAAAATGGCTTCAGTCATTGTTTCGTTTCCCCGTGAATCTGTCATGGCTTTCCGTGATCTCATCGCGTGCCGTTCCGCAGCGCATCTGTCCAAACCGTGTTGCACCCCCATCCCCCTTGCCCGTCATCACAGGTCCGCGACGACGTCGCGTCTTCGTGCGGCGGCGCCGGCGCTGAGCGACGGCAGTGGGCCCGCCCATTCGTCGAACCTGGTCACCGCACCGCGGTACAGCAGCGGTACGTCACCGAGCGCGCCGTTGCGCTGTTTGCGGATCATCACTTCGGCGTAGCCCTTCGACGCCAGGTCCGCGGGCTGGTACATCTCGGGACGGTGGACCAGCAGCACCACGTCGGCGTCCTGCTCGATGTCGCCGGAATCCCGCAGATCCGCGAGCTGCGGCTTCTTGTCCGGTCGCTCCTCGCTCTTGCGGCTCAGCTGCGACAGCACGATGACGGCGGCGTTGAGATCCTTGGCCAAGGCTTTCAACCCGCGCGAGTACGCGCCGATCTGCTGCGTGCGCTGCTTCTCCTCGCCGCCCGTCATCAAGCCGAGGTAGTCGACGATAAGCACGTCCAGGCCGTATTTGCGCTGGTGCGTCCTGGCCTTCATCCGGACATCGAGCAGCGTCAGTGCCGGCGTATCGTCAACCGCGAAGCGCAGCGTTTCGAGCGCCGCGAAGACGCTCTGCATCCCAATCAATGCGCCGTCGTCGTGCTGATCCAGCCGGCCAAGCAACGTGGATAGCGCCACTTCGCCCCGGCTCGCCACAGCCCGCGCGACGATTTCCTGATCGGCCATCTCCATCGACAACAACAGCACGCTGTAGTCGCTGGCCATGTTCAAGCCAATGTTCGTCGTCAGAGCGGTCTTGCCCATCGAAGGGCGGCCAGCGACGACAACCAGATTGCCGCGACGCACACCGCCGTTCAGCGCTTTGTCCAGGCAAGGCAATCCGGTCGGGATCGCCGTCTGCCCCGTGCCCGCGATGCGCTCGTCCACCGTCTGGGCGAAGGCTGGCAGCAAGTCGCGCAGCAACCTCGGCTCCTTGCGCACGCCCGCCTGCGCCAGACGAGCCAGCATGCTCTGGGCGCAGTCCAGTATCTCGGCGCCATTCATCGCGCTGGGGGTCTGCACCAGCTCCTGCACCCTTCGAACCGTGGCCAGCGTCTCGCGCAGCAAGGCCCGGTCGCGTACGGTCTGCGCATAGCGCGCGATATTGGCCGCGCTTGGCGTGCTATGCGCCAGTTCGGTCAGATAAGTCAGACCGCCCACATCCGCCGCGACGCCCCGTTCCTGCAGCGCATCGAATACGGTCACGACGTCGGCCGGCTTACCGGCCACGATGAGGCCGAGAATGCGCGAGTAGATCTGCCGGTGATCGAGCCGGTAAAAGTGTGCTGGTTCCAGACCGGCAATGCGGTCGAAGGCATTGTTATCGAGCAGCAGGCCACCGAGCACAGCCTGCTCGGACTCCACACTCCACAGTGCCCGGCTTGATGCAATATGGTCGGGCGCGGTCATGCGGTCACCTGTCCGTGATAGCGGCCTTCGCGAATCTTCGCGAAATTCTCGGCCTTGACCATCCAGTCGAGGCTGGCGATGAAGGGCTTGCGGCCATCGGCGATCTTCACGCGGCCAGTCAGGAATTCGGACTCGGCCACATAGCTGAAGAACCGGCGCCAGTAATCCAGATCCTGACGCTTTGCATCCTCGTTCCAACGCGCGCGAAGCGCCTGGGCACGGGTCGGCGTCCAATCACGAATACCGGGGCACATTGGCAGCAGCTCGTGGTACAGCGCCACGATGGCCTGATGCGGGCACGTCTGCCTGCCGGCCTTGGCGGTCGTGGCCCCAGGAGCCACGGCGAATCCGACGTCTCCGTCCGCGACCACCACGTCAGTGGTGGTGATGGTGTCTTCTGGCTGATGGCTCATGGTTGATGGCTGATGGCTTAGGTTTTCTTCGCTTTGCGCATCACTCGCCGGCGGTAACCCGATCGGTTTCTCCTCTGTTTCCTTTCGCTTTGGTCTGCCACCACGTTTGCCGTTGGCCCGGTTCGCTTCGCTCTGTGCGCTGGCGATTTCGATTTCCCGCTCGCATCGCGCCTGCCTCCAGGTATCGCTGTCCAGCTCGAAAAACTCGGAGAGCACGGCTTCGACCGCGCTCAGTTCCTCATCGGTACGCGCCCCGATCAGGCGGGCCGCCTGGCTGGCCGGTATGCCCCCTTCGCGCGAGTAGTAGACGTCCATCAGCCTTGCGTAGACGCCGTGTTCCAGTAGGGACAGATGCGCGGCATCCTTGATGTAGTCGCCGATATGGCGCTTATAGAAATTCATTCACTGCTCCATGCGGTGGGTCCGGCCGCCAGCGTCACGGGCGCCTGCCGCTTTCGTCCAAGCTTTGCTTCGTTCGGGGCCGGTTGCCCCCTTGCGACCGATTGTATTACCCATTCGGTAACACATCAACGGAAATTTGTTACCATAACGGTCTATTTACCTTTTTGGTCCTTACAGGTCCAATGGCGCCCATGAAATCAATCAAGGAAATCCGCAGGGAGAAGCTCGCCCTGGCGATACGGGACAGGTGCGATGGCAACCAGTCGCGAGCCGCGGAAGGGCTGGGCTATTCCACGCCCTCGCTGGTCAATCGCTATCTGAGCGGCGCCAAGGACATCGGCGACCGGACCGCCCGCAAGATCGAAGAAACGTTCGGCTATCCCACCTACTGGATGGATTCCGAAGCCGCGCCTTCAGTACCGGACGACCAGGCGTTGGAAGTGGCGGCACGAGCCGCGCTTTTATTCCGGCAAACTGGAGCCAGTCCCGCGGCGATTGCGCAGTTGGCCAAGATCCCGCTGAGCGATGTGGAAGAGTGGGCGCAGGGCTTGCGCAAGCCCACGCTGGACCAGGCCATCGCCATCCAGGACCGGTATCAGATCAATGCGGTCTGGCTGATGACGGGCAAAGGCCAGCCCTCCCCTACCATCGCCCACAACGACGACTGGAATCCGATTCCCATTCCACAGCGCGCATACAAAAAGATCGCCGTCGTAGCAATGGCTCAGCTTGGCGACAACGGAAATTTCTGCGACCTGGAGTATCCGGTCGGCCATGGCGATGGCTATCTGCACTTCATCAGCACGGACCCGGATGCCTATGGATTGCGTTGCGCGGGGCAATCGATGGAACCGCGTATCAGGGACGGCGAGTTTGTCGTCGTCGCGCCCAACCACCCGGTCACGAATGGCGATGAAGTCCTGGTGAAGTCGCGCGACGGGCGCGTCATGGTCAAGGTACTCGGCTATGCCCGGGACGGTTACACGACACTGCTGTCGGTGAACCAGACGCATAAGCCAATCAGAATCCTGTCCGCGGATATCGAAAGGATGTCGTTCATCGAGGCGATCGTGAAGCCATCCGCTTGGCGGCCGGATTGAATGGAAAGCGAGTCGCGGGCCGTCTTTTGACATATATATCAACTTCTCCGACCAATAAGCGCCCGTAGCTTCAATATTTGATATATACGTCAACTGCAAAGACCGCCTCGGCATGTCGGCAGCTGCTTGCGCGGCTCGCTGTCCGCGATATACTGTACATCCATACAGTATTCGACGAGCGTAACGATGCCTGCCACCTTCCCCGCCAAGTCCGTCTCTCTCGAAATCCAGTTCTTCGGAGACCTTCGGGACGAATTCCATGTGCCCTGCGATGCCGTCACCGTCCACACCAATACGATAACGGTCCGAGGCCCCCAGGCATGGCGCCTGGCTTCTGTCGGCTGGACGCCCGATTCCCTTTGCTTCCATTGCTACGACCAAAGCCACCGATTTCCGGTAGGCCGTCCGACGATCCTGGATGATCGGACCGCGCGGTTTCCGTTGCTTTGAGAGGCCAAGGAGAAGGCGTAGCTTGGGCGACAAACCAATTCAGAATCGCCCAATGAACAGCCCTACAGATGTGATCCGGGAAGGCAGCTGCTAAAGTGATGCCGTAATCCCGATGGCATAGTGTCCTTCGCAGGCATGCCTGCGGTCCTCGCTCGGTCAGCATACTGAGCAAACGATAGGCGTGGTTTCTCTCTATCGCTATACACCTTAGGCACGTAAGACCTTCGACGCCTAACGCAAGAACCCGGCCTCACCGGGGAGAAGATGGCTGCTCTGTTTCGAGTTGATGGCAGTCAGCAGTGGCGGAAGTACGCCGGCGGCGCCCAGCGGCGGGAGATGGCTCCGCAGATGCAGTTCTTCGGCGACGCGCGCGGGAGCTCACCGTCCGAAGAGCCGGACCGCATCCTGGGACATCGGCAGAGGTTGAACTCCAGCGACAAGTAGGCTAGGACCGCCAAGAAGAAAGGCGCGCCCATCGCCCCACCCTGAGACTCGGGAAATGCGTTTGTCTGATGACGCTTGATGCGCGGCCTTTCGATCGAAAGTTATTTCTTCCGTTACCCATCGAAGGAAGCTGCAATAGCTTCCTCGGTTTGGCGGCGCCGCCTTGATGGCGCTGGCGGTGAATTCCCTCTACATATTCTGGGTAAAAATGGGCCGCCCTATAGCGGCCCATGCTGTCGTCTATTACCCGCTACTCAGCGTCGGCAGCTTGGTTCTGCTGGGCCACATCTAGCTGCCGCAATGCCTCCATTGCGGGAGCAACTTCTCGGTACGGTCGCATCGAGAGGTAGGTCAGAACTTCTTGGAGAAGGGAGGCGGGGATCAGGTAATTTTCCATGGTCATACAGTGGTGTTGTCAGTGAGAAGTCCCAGAGAAGCGAGTGCAGCTAGCACGCCTTTCAGTGCTCCATTACCTCCGCGAGATCCAGATACGGCTGGCTTCGTAGTGGGAGTCGCCCCGAAGAATCCAATTGAATTGCCGGAGTGGAGGACGCTGTTGTTGAGCGTAACCTGGTTACCGGTGACCTGGAGGTTGGGATTTCCAGCGACTACAAACAGAAGCCCAGATATGGAACTGGAATACGTGATGTAGTCCCCGTTAAAACTCGTGGTCCGAAAATCCGACTCGAGGCTTCCCGATGCAAGAGCCGCATTGTTGAAGTAGATTCGGTCATCGCGCTTCAACGAAATCGCGGCTTTTTGCGCTCCGAAATCGAGGCCCGACATCGCAAAATCGAGGCCACTAACCCATTTTCCGACACCGGAAAAGATCGCATCGCAGCTCGCGGAGCCGATGTTTTGAGCCCGGTAACCATTCCAAATTGCGGACTTCGCGCCGGTAGCCTTAGTGCGCTTGAAGTTGTTCACGATGCCGATAGCCGCGACATCAAAGCCGCCATCGTCCATGACCGTTTCATATGGATTCATGTAGACGCCATCGGCGCCTGCGTGCATGTCGCCGTTAAACAGAACGGCAGCTGGGTTGGCAAGAAAGCTCGTTGACCCCTGCTTTGTGCCGGTCACAAAAGCCGAGCCGTTAAAGCATGCCGCATCGCCCTGACCATTCTGATAAACGCGTACGCGGTACGCTGCGATTCCAGTGCGCCCATCATTGCCGCTCAAAGACTCATTCCAACCGCTCTCGTTGTACAGAAACGTGTAGCTTGGCATCGCTTCTGGACGATACGTATAGCCAGTCGTTGGCTTTCCCAGCGTGTCCTCGCCGGTAACCCTATGCTCAATTGCGAAGTGGGAACGGGACCAGTCGCCGTTGAACGCAGTAGCTACATCGTCCTCGTTACCGATGGCCGAAGGGGCCGCAGTTACGGCATTGAACCATTTGCCGCGCTTGTTGCCGCCCCCGTCGCGGATTTGTCCCGGACCATAAAGCGAGTTCTCGAGATTAGCCGCTTGCGTCGTAGTTCGGAATACCCCCCGCGGTACGAAGGCGATGGCGTTGGAGGCTCGTGCGTTATTGAGGGGGGCGGTATTGTCTGTCATGTCGTCGCCAATCGCGCCCCAATCAACTACCGCCTCGATGTCTCGCATCTTCGCTTGAGCTGTGCGCGGAACGGATGAAACGCCAGCCTGGATGAAGCCGATGGAGGCAGAGCCGTGACTTTGGGAGAGTCCCAGCGCCTCTACATTGTCTCGGTCCCAGATGGTGGTGCCAGCGCTGTCCTTCAGCGTCAGCCGGTAGTTTCCAGAGCCGTATACGACTGCCTCGCCCCGGGCATTTAGGGTGATGGGATTCGCGTTCGGAGTGGCGCCGTGTGCATCCTGGTAAGTCGCCTTTGCGGTTAGGGTGCCAGCTGCATAAGTGAATAGCAGCCCTCCGCTTAACGGACGCCCGCTAGCGTCCTCGAACGATTGGACGGGATCCGGCAATAAACTCATTGTCATTTTTTTCGGCCTCAGAAATGAAAAAAGCCCGCACGAGGCGGGCATGAAAAAAAGCCGCCCAAGAGGCGGGCTTCATGGTGTGGTGTCAGTCTGGCGCGGTCGCGTCGAGGGGATGATGGCGCCCCGTCAGGGAAGGCTCAACCGCTGCCACTTTTGCGCAGTTATTCCTGAGCGCGTCTGTCTGTACGGTAGTCAACCAAAATTGGCTGATCCCGGTACCGCTGTTTTGCCTATCGGGCGACACGATTGTGTATGAGCCTGGCACGAAAGCTGTCTTGGTAACAAATCAAACCAATCGCTACAAGAAGGTTCTCGGCCTGGCATCAAGCCTTGACGATAGTGCCCCCCGAACTCCCAGGAGGATTGCACACCTTTCGGACCCATTTGAAACGCGGCATGGCTCGGAAAGTGCATTCACGGCGGAAACCGCCGATATCCGTGTAATACGATATCTGGTTGCCTTGCATTTCGCCTCCTCTGGATTAGAACCACCGGACGATGCAAATCTAGCGGCCAATAAAAAAGCCCCTTGCAGAGAGGGGCTTCGGAGACTTTTGCGGCGAGTATGGCAAAAATTTACACCGCTTGTTTAAAAAACGCAAACACTTTTTCGCGGCCAGCCCTTATGCCCCAAGGCATCCCGACTCATTGCACGTTGTACGGCCCGCCGCCAGCCTATGCCCGATGAACTTTGGATTCAGCCGCGCCACCGCCGGCTTCTCCGGCGTTCAGAGATTTGCTCCGTACAATTCGCCGCGCGGAACAGCCGTGTAGCGTCCTGCTTGCGCTGCCGGCGATCGCGCGGAAGGTGTACCCTTCCTTCGCTCCCGCTCGCCGGGAAATGTCAAGCAGCAGCGCGCCCGCGACCAAGCCGGAAGATGGCCACGCGTACAGCGCTAGGCATTTGCAGCCCTGCGGTTTCTCTGCGCCCACCGCAAAGGGCGCAAGCACCGCAGCCATCTCGTGGTTGGGCAGCCGGTCGCGCACGGCGGGCCGTGGCCATCCTGCACTGAGCACGAACCTCGTCAGGCGCCAGCCCGCCAAAGTTATCGTGCTGTTGCCACTGGCGCTGCAGTTGCTCTAGCCATGCACGTTGCTGTCCGCGCGGCGGTACAGATTCAGCGACCTGATAAGCATGTTCCTGGATGGCGTTCCTCGAAAAGGTCTACGCAATACGAACCCCGTGAGCGAGGTACCCCCGGCGCCACCGAAGATAATCGAGACCGCTACATCACGGACGCCGAGCTGGCCGCCGTACGTGCCGCGGCGCTGGTCGGCAGTCATGGCAAGCCAACGCCATCGGGCGCGGCAATCGTTGCCCGATTGACCACGCAGCTACTCGTTGATCCGCATGCTTCGAACTGGTGTGATGTCGGCCCGGAGCGATCATGTTCATCTAGCGAAGACGGTGATCACTTCTGTCATTCGGATGCTGGTTGACGCGACTTGAGGGGACGCTAGACGCGGCAAGGGCCGGGAAGGTGAAGGCCATCAACATTTGCACACAAACGGGCCGCAAATTGACCTACAGCGGAGCGCAGACGGCTTGGTAAACGTTCATGCGAACGAGCGCGGCAGCAGAATTAGTAAGGCTGCAAGAAGTCAGGAAAGAGCTCAACGGCAAGCACCAGATTGGGATGCATTTTGCATTTCCACGATGTGCGCGCAAAGGGTTAGACGGACAAGCGAAGGCGGGAAGGCGCCGCGGCGGCCCAAGCATTGGCCGGACATACCAACGCGGAAATGACCGCGCATTACACAAAGGCGCAAGAGATTGAGCACGTCCACCGTCGCGATGAAGTTAGACAAACGCGCCCAAGTTAGACAAAAGGCCTAGCGAGTAAAACCCGCTAGGCCTTCTAATTACTGGTAGGGGCGAGAGGATTTGAACCTCCGACCACCTGCACCCCATGCTGCCTATCCGACACCCGGAAACCTATAGCCGGAGCGGCTTTGCGGCTCAGCGTTCTAATTTTTTGCTCATCGTTTAAGCACGGCGGCATGCGGCTTTGCAGGCGATGCAGCCCTCATAATTAGAACGAAGCATCAGGCCGAACTATAGAACAAAGGCGGCCGATGGCCGCCTGTAGTTCTTCCTCGGAATGCCTCAGTCGGTCAGAAGCAGCGTGGTCACCGCAGAATCTGCGCCTCCATTTCCGTATCGGATAGTGAAAGGACCAGACTCTGCGGCGTCGCTCCAGTACTCGCCGAGATACCGCACCGAGTAGACCTCAGATCCGACTTGGGGTGGCGCAGTGACAGTGAAGCGTGCTGTCGTCTCCGACCCGAGCCCGATGAGGTCATTCCAGCCACTGGGCCCCGGCTTGGATACGGTCCGCGTGACCGCAGTGTTGTTCTCGCTGATCCGATAGCGTGCAATCTCAGTGGGGCCACGGTACAAGACGATATAGCTGCCCTGGCCCGACGCCGCCGGATATATCCACTTCACAAAGAACCATCCCGTGAGCGTCGCCGAGATCTGGAAAGTTTGTCCAGGCTTGACTACGGCCGGCTTCGTCACGCTGAGCTGCGTCCGATACTCCCCTGCATGGCCCGCGAGCGGACACGCGAGAGCTAAAGCAAGAACGAATTGAAAAATACGGTTCATAGATGACCCCGGATTGACCCCACGCCCGCAAACTCAATGCGCTGACGTCAGGGTCGGTTGAGCGAGTTCCGCGGTTACATCCTTATTGCGCGAGACCGAGCTCACGCAGATCTTCGCCATCCGGCCACTTCGTGCACGTGCCAGCTCCTTCAGCGTACAGGTTTCTGTCGGCATTCATGGCGGACAATGCCAGTGCCATTTGCTGGCGGCCAACGGACGAGTTCTCGTCCTTAATCATGAAATAGCTCGAGCCAAGGGCGCAGGCCGGCCGGCCGGATGGAGCGCCAGTAAGGGTGATATACACGAGCCCCTCGCGAATTGCGATGCTCTGGACCTTACCCGTTGCACTTCCAGCATGTGCGCCCGACAGGGCTCCGAGTGTCAGACACGCGGCCAGCATTGCATTTTTCAACTTCATGGCGAACTCCCGTTCTGTGTTGATGAATGGCTCGATTTGTAACGACGATGTTACATCACCAACGCAAAAAGTGATCTTCTGTGTTCTTAACTCTCATAAAAGAACAGTTTTCATGAAAAAGGGCCAGCGCACCGATGGCTACTCCAACCGGCTTAACGTCGATATACTGTACATCCATACAGTATCCGCCGAGTGCAACATGGGCAACAGCAAACTCGCCAACGGCTGCCAGGTGTCCGAGTTGTTCATCCACGGCGAGGACGGCCAGATCCGCGAGCGCAACAGCTTCGGGAACGACCCGCGCAACATCAGGGGGTAGCTGTGCCCGCCCCTACCCTCGCCGAGCTGTCGCCCATGCTCCTGACAGAGCGAACGTTTATCCCTGCTAAGGGCGACTGGCTGTACGAGATCAAGTACGACGGGTATCGCTTCCTGGCGGCGACGGGCGAAGCGCAATTGCAATCCCGGAACGGGCACGTCGCCACGCGGTGGTTTCCCCAGATTGCCGAAGCGATGGCGACACTGGCGCCAGGGTGCATCCTCGACGGCGAGGTATGCGTGCTGGACGATCTAGGCAGGCCCGACTTCGATAGGCTGCACAAGCGGGCAGCGCGCCGCGGCCGACCGCCCGGGTCCGATCCTGTGGTCTTTTCCGTGTTCGACCTGCTGGTACTGGACGGCGAAGATGTCCGGGACCAGCCGGTCGAGGATCGAAAGGCAGCGCTCCGGGGAGTGCTGGACTGCTGCACGTCAGTGCTGCTCTACGTCCAGGACGTGGAGGACGGCCAGGGGCTGTATCAGCATGCCGTGGCGGGCTAGAGGGCGTCGTCGGGAAACGAATTGGCAGCGGGTACCAATGCGGGAAGCGGTCGAGCGATTGGGTGAAGGTCAAGCGGCCCGGAGCCGTGCCGCCTGAGCGATTCAAGCGCTAAAGCGCTCAGTCGTTCCAGCGGATCTCCTTGCCGTCCACCAGACCGTGGACGGACATGGCTATCGAGAAATTCTTGAAGAGTGCGAACAGTTCGTCCGAAGTCATGTCGCGATCAATTTTTCGGACCTCCACTGGATTGCCAGATTTCGCGACATCTTTCAGAGTTTCATAGTTGCCAAACGATCCGACAAGAAACTTGACTGAGAAGCTGAGCTTCTGTCCTGGCAACTTCACTGTGTGCGCGGAGATCTCGATGCCGACCGGTATCTCGCCGGCCTGCATTTCTCCGATTGACGTCAGGTAGGCGCGAATACCGTTGACGTCCACTTGGTCGGCGGCTGCCGTTCCTTTCAGATCGCCATAGTGAACTCCCGCTTTGAATGCCTCTTTCTGCATGATGACTCCTATCGTCCATAAGTCTTCAGTATGGCCCGCCAAGAGGCGTTGAGTCCACCCCGGGACCTCGGAAGTGGGGCGCAACAACGGGGTGGCACCACACATACAACAAAAGTGTTATTTTTTTCCTGGCGATCACAACATTTATGTTGTATTATTTCTCCATAGCCACTCAACACGGAGGAGCATGAAATACAGTGAGTTCAAGCGGTGGTTGGAAAAGCAGGGTGCGATATTCACTGCGCACCGCAGCGGATCAAGCCACTACCGGGTAACTCTGAATGGTTTGACGACGATCTTCCCCTACCACGGAGCCAAGGAAATGGGTAAGGGCCTCGAACTGAAAATCAAGAAGGATCTCGGACTCAAGTGAAGGGAGGGCCCGAAAGGGCCTTCTCCGAACGAATCTCGCTCAAAGCATGTTGCTCGCTTCAAATCGCCATCCAGACTGGAGGCAATAAAGTATGCTCTCGTACCCTGTAGACCTAGAACCAGACACTAACGGAACACTGCTTGTCACCTTCCCTGACATTCCAGAAGCCGCTAGTGTCGCAGAGAATGAACAAGATGCCCTCACAGAAGGGCTGGACGCTCTGGAAGCTGCTATCGAAATTTACTTCGATGAGAAGCGACTCATCCCCATGCCGTCTAAACCCAAGCGTGGGCAGCTAACTGTTACGCTGCCTGCGCTAGTTACAGCCAAGGTATTCTTGGCTAATGAGATGGTAGAGAAAGGCGTCCGCAAGACTGATCTTGCACGACGCTTGAACATTCATATGCCACAGGTCGATCGACTTCTCGACCCGCGACACTCTTCGAAGATTGAGTTGATTGAGTCTGCTCTTGCTGCGTTGGGTAGGCGCCTTGATGTTCGGCTCGTGTGACAACTAAACTTTCACGGCAACCGATGGCAATGAACAGCGATACTCAGGGTGTTGGGCGGTTACCAGCGATCTTGGCTCAGCACTTGGTGACGTTCTCGTGCGACGACTCTTCGCCAAAAGTGTTGGAGGCAAACGGCGGTCGTCGCCTTAAAAGAACGTATTCGGGATTCATCGTGGAAGTGCACGGCCACTGGTGCATCTGCACGGCCGCCCATTGCATTGAGCAGGTCCAAGAACTATTGGAGCAGGGACACGTTCTCACTGACTGGGAGATAGACGATTCAGCCATCCAAGCGCCACCAGAGCGCATGCCGTATCGCTTTTCTCCTGACTTTTATAACGACACCTTCATGGTTAGGGACGAGCACTTTGGCTTCGACTACGGCCTGATTTTGCTGGACACGTTTCCTCGAGTGGCGCTTGCCAAGAACGGGATCCGCCCCATCAACTCAGGGGATCTGGTCGACCCATTCCAGCATGACGCGAGCTACTGGATTGTCTGCGGCGTCCCGGAGGAGAGCATCAAGACATTCGGATCGGGACTCACGGTAAAGGAATTCACCGGCATATTGGTGCGCCCCCTGCCAGGAGCGCCCGATTGGTGGATAGATCCACCGGCTCTCCCAAGATTGTACGGGGAGGTATGCGATCCGGCAGACCCTAGCGACATGTTGAAGAGCGTGCAGGGAATGAGCGGGGGCCCAGTTTTCGCTGTGCAGGAGAAGGACGGCATTTTTTTCGACCCCAAGCTGATCGGCATACAGAGCAGTTGGGTCCACCGCCATCGCGTGATCGCGGCATGTCCGGCCGCCCCGTTCTTTGATGCCTTAGCGCGAATGCTTGCGGACTATGAAGCCGCGCATCCCAGCGGCGAAGATCACGGAGGAGCGGACGTCAGGGCGTCATAGGCCCTCTCACAGGCAAGTCCGGCGATTCTTGCTGAGTCAGCATATTCAGCCAAAATTCCCGCTCGACGGTCAGCGCGGCCGAGCACGCTCGGCAAGCATTCCGATGGGATCGTCGGTTGTCTGGCCTGCGCCGGCAGTGCCGGTATTGTGGCCGGCTCGACTGGCAGCGACCAGTTCTGCGACTCGACCGCGCAACCGGTCAGCAGCAGCGCCAGCATCGCGGGCGTCGCGGCGCGCGCCCTCCAGTTCTTCTGTTGCAGCATTGGCTATCTCCTTCTGCGCCGCGGTGCGGCGCTGTTCCTCCAGACGGGCGGCCTCGACCGCTTTCACGTGCGCATAGGCCTGCGCCTTGCGCTCGTCTGCATGTTGCGACGTCAGCCGGTCAATCTGGCTGTCGTTGCGCCAGCCGTTGACCGTCCACCCGATACCGAACGCCAGTACAGCCAAGCCGACGGCGGCGACCGTGCGCCACGGGACCGCAGCACCGGCGGCCCGGATTGGAGTTGCTTGGATCATCGCTTCCTCGTAGCGCAATCCGCATACAGCGCCGCGGTCTTGTCGATGTGAGCCAGCATGGCCTGCCTGCCAGCGCCGCGTGGCAGCGTAGGCAGCGGCGCGCAGGCCTGTGGCTCTGTCGCCGGCGTCACGATCTGAACGGGCGGCGGCGGCACAGCACACCCAGCCAGCAGCATCGAAAGAAGGGCAGCCCTCATTTGCCGGCCCTCTGCAGCTTTCGGTTAGCCGCCTCGATCGCGCTGTTGGCCTTCGCCCGTTCGGCTTCCGTCAACGGCGCGGGCGTACTCTTGCCTTGGGCGACGCGTTTCGCGGTCTGGGCTACCTCGGCTGAAGTGACCGCGGCTTCGGCGGCAGCGCCTGCAGCCTCAGAAGCCGTCTGCGCAATGTCATTGATCTTCGGCACCAAGGCCCGGAGCGTGATGCCCTAGGTCTCCTGCATCCGTTCGATCTCTGCCAGGTGGTCGGCACGCTGCTCGATCATGGCTTCACGCGCTTGCCAGATGGCGAGGCTGTATCCGGCAACGCCGCCGCCCATCGCCACCACCAGGAGCAGCGTCACCGCCTCACAGACATGTGCCGCCCGGCGAAACATCGCCATGTTTCGGCCCACCCATTCACGTAGCTTTGCCATCAAGCCTCTCCTTGAGCATCTGCACTTCGGTCGTCAGTCGTGCGATCGTTGCCTTGAGCTCGCCTATCGCACCCAGCGCCTCGTTGCGCTCGGCGTACGCGCGGTCAGCCCGCTGCTCTGCGAGGTCGGCGCGCGCGTTTGCTTTATCGAGCTGCTCGGCCATCCGCGCGATGATGTCGATGTGTGCCTTGCTCTGCGCAATCTCCGCATCGCTTTGGGCCCCTTCGACCCTGTCGCTGCGCCATACCTTGCGGACGAACCAGATCGCCCCGCCAATCGCCGACACGATCAAACCGATCGCGCCGCCCGTGCCTCCCGGCACACTGTTCCCGAGCTCGTCCAAACTAGTCACCCTTCCCATTGGGCTTTACGCCTCGATGTCCGTACCGCCTCGTGCGACGTAGATCGCTTGAAGCAAGTCGAAGTCTTGTTCGTGTTGACCGTATCCAGCACCCGGGAGGCTCGCCCATATGTTCCGGCACTTGCTGGTGGCGTCTCGTAGCCGCCCTGCTTCTATGTCGGTGATGGCCCGGCGCTCCCGGATTTGCTCGACCGCGATGGCGTCCTGGGATGCCGGGCTGAAGTCCGTTAGGCGAAGCTGCTTCTTGTAGGCGTCGAAATAGCGAGACAGCAGCTGGTAGCGCCCCGCCGCCGTTGAACTGATGCCCAACCGAGGCAAGCGAATCAGCTTGCGTGGGTGGTCGGCGTAGCCAGTGAAGAGTCCACCGCCGACCAACACGTCATAACCGCGGTCCTTCGTGGGTTGCCGGCCGTTGTCGGTGCCCTCGCTGAACGCCAGCATGTCCAAGAACGCCGCCATGTTTCCGGCCGCCCGGCAGTTGATCGGGATGGGTATGTGGCATGGCGCCTCCAGAAACGAAAAAGCCCGCACGAGGCGGGCAATAAAAAAGCCACCCGGAGGTGGCAGGCTTGATTCTGGCATCAGGCTAGGCGAGGCTCCCGGCCTGCGAGCCATCGCTTCAGTAGCGGCCTGGCTGGCTGTTCGATCCAGTGGAATATCGCTGCCGCGCCGGCCAGTGAGGCGAACCAGTACAGCAAATAGGCCGCGCCCCAACTCGCCAGAATTGGCTCACGATAGTGCGCGAACATCCAGCGCAGAACGAGCTGGTGCAACAAATACAGGGCGAAGCTGATCTCGCCCAGGTAGACCAACGGCCGCCACGACAGCAACCGCGAAACGACGCCGCGCTCGGCGTATAGCGCGGCCAACGCAGCGCCGAACATAGGGAAGGGCCCAGCGACGCGAATCCAAACGCTGGCTTGGGGGGCACTGGCGGAGATGGCATCGGCAAGACTGGTGCATCCCACCATTGCCGCGAAGGCAAGGAGGCACGCGGCAACCTCATAGCCGGAGGACTTCGCGAGCGACCAAGCCTTCGCCCTGCTCGCAATAGACACTGCTGCCTGGTACGCAACCATACCGCCGAGGAATTCGGCGAACCGAGTCAGCGGAGAAATGTAAAGGATGCCCCAGGCCGTCACGCCCGGCGCAGTCTCCACCGCCGGCAGGCCATCTATGGAACAAAAAGCGATCGCCCCACTAATTAGCGCAATGGCAAGCGCGACAAGCCGCCACGATCGCTCACGCGCTCCGGCCAGCAAGAACGGGAATGCCACATAAAAGAACAGCTCAGTCGAAATACTCCAGCTGACGGCGTTGACCGAGTAGTACCAGCTCTTCAGTGGTATCCAGGACTGCAGCAGCAGAAAATTCACCAGGGCCTTGAGGCCGGAAGACACATCGGTAGTCGGCACTACCGCCAGCATAGCTAACACCGCTGTCGCAACATGAGCCGGCCACAGCCTCGCGATTCTCGCAGCCCAGAACTGCCGCAGGCCGTCCCCGGCTCGCAGGTTCCGGTAGGCATGGCTTAGAATGAAGCCCGATAGTACGAAGAAAAATGACACCGCCTGTCGCGTATCGAACAGCGATATCCCTAGTCCAAAAAAGCTCGGCGATCCCGCGTGCTGAAATGCAATCAGGGCGGCCGCAAAAAAGCGCAAGGAAGTTAGCGCATCGATCCTCTTGTAATGCGAGTCCACTGGCTGTTATTTTTGTCCCAAACAGCGAAACTCTACCCTATCCGTGCGACTCAGCCTACTAGCTTAGTAACTCCTGGTAAGTCAAAACCGCCCTCGTCTGTATAGGTCCACCCTTCCTGCGGCCGTGGATCAAAACCTGTCACATCTATCCACACCAAGTCAGGGTGAAACATCTTTGTGATATCACCGTCAGTGGAGAGCAGTTCCCTCACAATGCCGTTGTAGACACGCGCGTACGTTTTCATTAGCTGTACTCCCGCACAATTGCTATGCCGCTGCCTCCGTCAACCCCGACCACTGCGGCACTACTAAAGAATTGAGAAAGCCCGCCACCTCCCGCGCCAGGGCCGCCAGCAGACTGGCCGCTGATTCCGCGTGCGCCGAAGCGCGACATCCCTCCATGGCTTGGGGTGGCAACCGTACCTGAAAGCATCGTCGTGCCTCCACCCGCTACACCGATACTTGATTCAAGGTTCCCTCCGCTCGGAGGCGCCGCGTATATACTCCCGCCGCGAGCGGTCGGCTGCACCACTGGCGCAGACGACTGGCCGCCAACTCCTCCGGGGGCTGACACAAGGGCGCCAAAACTGGACGTGCCGCCATTCCCGCCGTTGCTCTGACCCGCCGCTCCGCCTGCTCCCGCGGCTCCCATCGTGATAGCCACACCCGAAAAACCACTGGACAGTCTGGCCATGGCATAGGAGCCGGCACCCCCACTGCCGCTTGCAGATACGGTGGTTCCCCCGGTGGCCGGCACGCCGCCACCCCCGCCTCCGCCCCCCTGAACCTCGACCTCTACGAAACGGGTCGAGGCAAGCGCAGTAAATGTACTGGCGCCCGTAGAGGTAGGGGTGCCGCCGTCCACCGAAACGAGTTGCGTGCCAGTTGGTCTGGTATAGACGCTAGTCCGTAGAAGACGACCCTGCATAGCCTTGGTAAGCTGTGTCCGGTCGTTCGGGTCCAAAGTCTGACCTGACGCCTCCACCGCATTCGCAATCTCTTCCTGAACGCTATCGAACCACACGTCCTCAAGGTCCGTTGCGGGGATGCCGCCAACCGCATCTCCATTCGTGAAGCCGTCCTTTCCGGGCCCGAACTTGTTGGGAACGCGGGTGGCAGTAGAAATACGTCGCATCAGGTTTCTCCGTAGCCGATGTAAAGAACAGTGTGAGCAGGTTTATATTTGGCGAGAATGCACGCCAGTCCCGGATCGCCGAATCGGGTCAGCGGTTCGTTGGCGCGGCTGACTGCGTTGAAGCGCTTTGCCGTCGACGAGGCAGGAACGTGCACGCGCCAGGCGTAACGCCACCCGCCTGGTTCAGCGGCGCGTTGCATTTGCTGTACGCGCGGAAGGGGCGGAATCCTCGATCGTTACGTCCGCATAACCCAAGGCGGCTAGGAAGTCGATGAAGAACTGTCCCGACTGGCCGCCCTGAAAGACCATCTTCTGCACGAGCCGGCCGCGGCGCTCCGCCACAGTGGATGCTTCGGGTAGGCATTCATCTGGCAGGCCGAACAGGCGCTCCCAGTCCGCCAGCATCTCGATCGTGGTGCGTGGGTCCGCCTCTGCTATCAGGTTGTCGACGCGAAGGTCCACGCGAGCCAGTTCTGCCGCAACGGCAGCTAGCATCCGTGTCGTAACAGCCTCGTCGTCACGCGGCCAAGCCGGGCCCCGGGGTAGCAGTTCCTGCAGATGCTGCAGGTAATCCCCCGCGGTCAGAGCCATGTGATGCTCCCGAAGGTCGACATCGACCCGACAGGATTCGTGACGTTCGCCACTGGCGATACCAGCACGTGGTCAACCTCGCCGGCCGCGATACTGATGGCCTCTCGGATGTGGCTGATCAGAATGGTCTGACCCGGCGCAGCCTCACGGCGGAGCAGATCCCGCAGTTCCGCTTCGACCACAGCCTTTACAGCGACGGTGGACGGCGTGAGGGCAATCTGAAAGTCGATCGGCGCCGCAACAGGCGCCACCACGTAGAGCTCGGCTGTCACTGGCCGGAGGCCGTCGATATGCGCCTGCACCGCCTCGACCTCCGCGGCATCCGGGATCAGCGACACGTCGTTGTCCCGCACAAAGCGGACGGTAACCGTGCCGGCGCCCATCTCCAACGGATAGACCCACGCCCGCGTGACGCCTGGCACCTCCAGAGCCCATGCCACATAGTCTGATTCGGCCCCGCCGCTGGGGGGCTTGCGAATGCGGGCGAGGAAGCGGGAGCGCAGTTCGTCAGCGGACTCGATGTCGGAGCCATTCACCAAGCCCGCCGATCCGACGATGCCGGCAGACTGAACCCCAGCAATAGGGCTCAGCAACGCCAGCGCGACGCCCGCCAGCGCATTGCCAGAGGCCCCGGCCTCGCTGGCCCTGATCGGGACAGCAGCCGCTCCACCGGCCAGCGTAATATCCGCCGTTACGATGTATTCGATCCCATCAGCCCGGCGAAGCACGGTACCTTCCGGAATTACCGTGCCGGCGGCCCCGGTAGCAAGCCACTCGCCCACAGCGAATTCGGCGGGCTTCTGCTCGATGCCCCAGATCGACGCCCACCGCAGTAGCAGTTCGTCATCCGCCGTGTCGTAGATGACCTGATTCGAAATCCAGTCCAGATAGCCGTGCAGTTCGTGCGAGGCACCCGCCAAGACCCGGGCCAGCACTTCGGAATCAGACCGGCGCAGGAGCTCGTCAGGTGTGAGCCGGGCCAGCATGTCCGCGCGCGTGCGCGCTACCAGCTCGGTCAGCGTCGGTCGACTAAACATTGAGTTTGCTCCAGACGTTGGCAAAGCGAAGATCCAGTTGTGTGCCGTCGACGCGGTAGATCACAACCATCGTCTGTGCTGACCGGCGGTACAGGTTGCATCTTGCTTGAGGCGTTGGCGAGGACTACGGTCCCGCGCACCACCAGATTCTGCAGACGGCGTAGCAGCGGGCCCGCGAGGCGGCCAAACGTTCGGTCGTCCATCAGCGTGCCCTCTTCACTTCGTCCCAGCCGCCGCTAGATTTGACCGGCTTGTTGTTGACCTTGGGCGCCTTGCTGTCGGCTGGACGGACATCGCCCCACTCGCCGCTGCCGTCGCCCCCTGCTGCCCTCTTCTTAGCTGCGTCCTTCTTGGCATTCACCTTCGCCGGGTTGTTCACATAGCCATCTGGCGGACCTACCTGAAGCACGCAGACCATTCCTTGCTCGTTGAGCCTGTAGGTCACCTGGGCTATGACGAACTGGTCGTCAAAGCCGATTACCGGACCTGTCACGCGGACAAGTTCGTTGTGCCGCCAGAGGGATCCGTCCGCCTGCCGCCAGCCCTGCACCGTATAGGTCGTGGCGATGGCCTTTGCCCTGCGGCTGGCACGTTCGTACTTCACCCGGTCCGCCGCCGATCCTCCGTCCGTCTGCCCGCTCGCCTTGATAAGCATCACGCGGCGGCGGCGAACGGTCGTATCGGAGAGCGACGCGCTTTCTTCCGCAACTGCGGCGCCGAAGTCCTCATCATTCCCGGCGCGCTGTCCCTTGCAGATGTATTCGCTGAAGACTTCCTTGTAGTCCAGTGCCGCGTCGGCGCCCAAGATGTTTTCGCCGTAGCGCAAGGCCGTCCCAGCCGTTCCTGCTGAGCCACCATGGATGAACACCAGGCGCCCTTCAGCGTCATCCGTCGCGAGCAACTGGCGCAGGCGCAGCAGGCGGTCGATGGACTCGAATACCGTCTCCCCCTACTCGATGACGTGGGATAGCGGCTTGCCGGGCTCTACCTCGCTCGTGACCTGGATGCCGTAGGTAGATGCCAGGTCACGGGCAATCCGCTCCACCGTCGCACCGCTCCAGCTTCCCGGCTTGTAGAG